GGAAGAACAATGTCTGATAAAGATAGAAAATAATAATAATGGCTAAAAGAGGATTATGGGCGAATATACACGCCAAACGTAAGCGTATTAAAGCAGGCAGTGGAGAACGTATGCGTAAAAAAGGCGAAAAAGGTGCACCAACTGCTGCACAGATGAAAGCAGCACAAGGTAAAAACATGGGTGGTATGGTTCAAAGTTTTATCGTGGGTGGTGCAGTAAAATCAGGAAAACACAGAGGGTGTGGTGCAATAACCCCAAGCAAGAAGAAAACAACTAAATATTATTAATGGCTGAATATCAAGGAAAAACAGTAACTTTAAACAGACCACGAGCTATCCGTAAAGGAGAACCAGGATATGGTAAAAAACGTAAAGTAGTTTTTGTTTCTAAATGTAGCAGTGGTGGTAATAAAATTAAACGAATAACCTTTGGCGATAAAAAATTAGGAAAACACCCAGGAGACAAAAGCCGAAAGAAAAGCTATTGTGCTCGTAGTGGTGGCATAAAAGGTAAAGCAGATAGATGTAGTGCTAATTATTGGGCACGTAAGGACTGGAACTGTTAGTATGGACGGTCTTTATATATTCGAAAAATTCCTAAGAGAAATCCGCAGAAGACAAGAAGATTTAACTGAAGTCTTAAAAACTGGCGGAGTTAAAGATTGGGAAAGTTATCAAAGAGTTCTTGGCGAACTATCAGGTCTGAGTTCTGCCGAGCAAATTATAGTGGACCTGCAAAACATCAAGGAGCAAGATGATGGAAATTGATGCATTGACTAAAGAATCTAAGGGTAAAGAAATCCCAGACCATATTCCAATGGTTAGAGATATTGAACCCGAAGAGGAAAAAGTTGAATTTACACCTGATACAGTTCAGGAAGATGAATCTCTTATGGAGATGATTCCTAAACCTACAGGGTACAGATTAATGATATTACCGTTTTCTCGTAAAGCGAAAACTAAAGGTGGTATATTACTTCATAACGATACGTTAGAAAAAGAAAGAATAGCTACTAATGTTGGTTTCGTAGTATCATTAGGACCAGATGCTTACAAAGATAAAGCTAAATTCCCGAATGGCGCATGGTGCCAAGAAAGAGATTGGGTTATTTTTGGAAGATACGCAGGAGCAAGAATCAAAATTGATGGAGGCGACCTGCGACTATTAAACGATGACGAAGTACTGGCTGTGGTTGATAACCCAGAAGACGTACAGTAGTCACGCAATTAAAAGGAGTATAACATGGCAAATCCCATGCAAACAGAAGCAGAAGAAGCCGTAGAGGTAGAACTAGATCCACAACCAGTAGAAGAAGACTCTATTGTTGAGGAAGTTAGTGAAGCCGAATCCCCAACAGAAGAAGCAACATCCGATCCAGAAGAGATCGAAGATTACAGTGATTCTGTTAAAAAGCGAATAAATAAGCTAACTTATAAAATTCGAGAAGCCGAAAGAAGAGAGGCAGCAGCAATAGATTACGCTAAAGGCGTACAACAAAAGTTGAATAATACTCAAGCATCGCTTTCACAAAAGGACAAAAACCTTTATGATGAGTATAGTGCTAGAGTTGCAAGTCAACTTTCTTCTGCTGAAGATCGCTATAAAAAAGCACATGATATAGGCGATTCAGAAGAAATGCTGACTGCACAAAAAGATGTAGCGACTCTTGCTGTTGAACTTGAAAGTTTAAACAGAGTTAGACCGCAACAACAAGCACAGGAACAACCAGTTGAAGTTCAACAATATCAACAACAACAAACTGTTCCACAGCAACCTATTCCTCAGCCTGATGAAAAGGCTCAAGAATGGGCAGCTAAGAATAAGTGGTTTGGTACTGATTTGGCTATGACAACAAGTGCTTTTGCATTTCATAGACAGTTAGTTGAACAAGATGGATTTGATCCACGATCTGATGAATATTATCAGGAAGTGGATAAAAAGATGGTAGAGGCTTTCCCACATAAGTTTAATACTGGTGGAGAAGTTTCTCAAGTAAACGTTCAGGAGAATGTTGCTAATTCTAGTAGAGGTACTAGAGGCAGAGCAGGAAAAGGACGCAAAGTTAAGTTGACACAAAGTCAAGTTGCAATAGCAAAGAGATTAGGTGTTCCACTTGAAGAATACGCTAAACACGTTAAATAAGGAGAATAAAATGGTAGAAGATACTAAAACTAAAATAGAAGAAGTTACCAACACAGATCGAACTCCAAGATCTGCGGAGAATCGTGCAGAAAAAGCACGCTTAAAACCATGGCAACCACCGTCTTTATTAGACGCACCAGACGCACCTGAAGGTTACGTTTACAGGTGGATACGTGAATCAATGGTTGGTCAAGAAGATAAAGCGAATATGTCAAAACGTATTCGTGAAGGATGGGAACCTGTGAGAGCAGAAGACCACCCTGAATTTGAAGCACCAACAGTTGAAGATGGTAAACACGCTGGAGTAATTGGAGTAGGTGGGTTGATCCTCGCAAAGATGCCAATCGAAATCGTCGAACAACGACGCGAATATTACAGAAAAATGGCTTCAGACCAAATGGAGGCAGTCGATTCGAATCTAATGCGAGAAAGTGACAGCAGGATGCCTATTAGTAAACCTAATAGAAAAACTCAAGTCACATTTGGAAAAGGAGGCGAATCATAAAGATTCGTTAATATTAACTTAATTTATAACTATAAAGGTGAATTAAATGGCAAACGTAAATGACCCGAATGGTTTCGTACCAGCATATCATATGGCTGGTGGAGTTATTAGACCTTCTGAATTCCCTATCCAGAGTGGTGCTACTGGCGATATCTTTGCAGGTGACGTCGTTAAGCTCGCAAGTGGGTATGTACTTCAAGGAGGAGCTACTGATGCTCCACTAGGTGTATTTGGTGGATGCGAATACCAAAATAGTTCAGGAGAAGTGATCTTCACTAGAAGATTTGTCTCCGGAACTGCATCGTTAGGTTCTGCGAATATAAAGGCATACGTGTATGCTGATCCAAATATTGTTTATGAAGCCCAGTTTACTGGGACTCCTTCACAAACTGATGTTGGAAAAGTACACACTATTTCTACAACCGCAGGAGATAGTAATAATAACCGTTCGAAAGAAGGAGTAACAACTACCACAGCTAGTGGTATTGCTAAGTTAGTAGCTTATGTGGATAGACCAGATAACTCAGCTAACGCACAATACGCTAGAGGGTATTTTATATTCCCAGCTTCGACATATGGAAATGACTAAGAGGTAAATTAAATGGCAATAAATAGAGCGCAATTAGTAAAAGAACTCGAGCCAGGACTAAACGCACTTTTTGGTCTCGAGTATGATCGATATGAAAACGAGCATGCAGAAATTTTCGACATGGAGAGTTCAGACAGAGCTTTCGAAGAAGAAGTTATGTTATCAGGCTTTGCACAAGCTCCTGTAAAAGGAGAGGGTGCTGCTGTAGCTTATGACACAGCTCAAGAAACTTTCACGGCTCGTTATTCACACGAAACGGTAGCTTTAGCCTTTGCGTTGACAGAAGAGGCAATCGAAGATAATCTCTACGATACACTTTCTTCTAGATACACAAGAGCTTTAGCTAGATCAATGGCAAGCACAAAGCAAGTAAAAGCTGCAAATGTACTGAATAATGGTTTCTCAACTTCCTATCCAGGAGGAGACGGAAAACCTCTCATGACAACTGACCACCCAACTTTAACAGCTGGTGATCAGTCTAATGAGCCAAGTTCAGCTGCAGACTTGAACGAGACTTCGTTAGAAAACGCATTAATAGATATTTCAGCATTTAAAGATGAAAGAGGTATTAAAGTTAATGTACAGGCTAGAAAACTGATAGTGCCACCACAATTACAATTTGTGGCTGACAGGATATTAAACTCTCCTGGCAGAGTGGCATCTTCAGATAATGACATAAACGCTATTAAGAACATGGGAATGCTTCCTGATGGCTATGTTGTTAATCATTATCTAACCGACTCAGATGCATGGTTTATTAAATCCGATGCACCTAATGGATTGAAGCACTTTGAAAGGGCTGCAATGAGTACTGGTATGGAAGGAGACTTCGAAACTGGTAATGTTAGGTACAAAGCTAGAGAAAGATATAGCTTTGGTTGGTCAGACTGGCGTGGAATCTACGGATCTCCAGGTGCTTAATTAGGAACGATTTATTGTAGCGTTTCTTACTCAACTACAATTATTAAGGGAGCTTCGGCTCCCTTTCTTTTTTCTAACTGTTAATATAGAATAAGTTATCTAGGGATAATTAATTTGTTCTATAGACTGCCCTAGCAGACAAGCCAAGACTATAGGACATTATTTCCAAAGGAGGAAATTATGGCAAATTCGACGTTTAATGGTCCAGTTAGGTCTGAAAATGGTTTTGAACAAATCAGTATAGACTCCACTACTGGAGCAGTAACTACAAACTTAGATGTAGATAGCAGTGGTAATATTGTTACTTCTGGTTCTGTACTAAGTTACGATAATATTGTTGACATTACTGCAGCAACATATAGTGTTACAGCAGCACAGTCTGGTTCTGTTTTTACTTTAAATAGAGCAGCAGGTATTGTGGTAACATTACCAACAGCAGCAGCAGGTTTACAATATACATTTATAGTAGGTACTACATTTACAGGTGCAGGTCAAATCAACACGCAAAACGCCAGTGATTTATATTCTGGTTTTGCTCAGTTATTTGATCCAGCAACAGCAGGTGATACCAATACTTTTATTCCTGATGCTAGTAATGATGACACTATTGATTTAGGTTCAGCAGCACAAGGTTGGTTAGTCGGTGGAATTATTCGACTAAAGGCAACAACGGCTGCAGTGTGGCATTGTGAGGCATTCCTTCACGGTGATGGAACATTAGCTACACCGTTTGAATAAGGAGTAAACCATGGCTGACGCAGTAACTTCAACAACAATTGTTGATGACGATAGGAAAGCTGTTATACAGTTGACTAATACGTCTGACGGAACTGGGGAATCGGCTGTTACCAAAGTAGATGTAAGTGCACTATCTGTAAGAAGTTCAGATGGTGCAGCTTGCACAGGTTGTAAAGTATCTAAAATTAATTATTCAACATTTGGTATGAGCGTTAAACTACTGTGGAACGCAAGTACAAATACAATATGTTGGGATTTAAATTCAGACTACAGTGATGATATTGACTTTTCATACATGGGAGGCTTGCAAAATACTGCTGCTTCTGGTGGAAAAACAGGAGATATTAAACTTACAACTACAGGGCACGCCAGTGGAGATTCTTACGTTATCGTTTTAACAGTAATAAAAGAATATTAATGGCTACTTCAGGTACTAAGACTTTTCAGCTAACTATAGCAGACACTATAGAAGAAGCATATGAATTAGCTGGTTTAGAACTTAGGACAGGATATGATGCGGAGACAGCTAGACGATCTTTAAACATAATGTTTGCAGATTGGTCGAACAGGGGTGTAAATCTTTGGACGATAGAACAGGTTACAACTAATCTTTCTTCTGGTACTAATAGTTATACTTTAAACTCGTATGACATAGACATTGTTTCCGCAGTTATTCGACAGATAGATTCATCTTCTAATACAACTGACCTACAATTAACACGCATAGGAAGAAGCGAGTATCTAAACATACCTGCT